GAACCACTAACTACACCAGTACCATCAAGTGTTCTTAAAACAGAACCACTTACTACTCCTGTTCCATCTAAAGTTCTAAGTACACTTCCACTAACTACACCAGTTCCATCTAAAGTTCTTAATACTGAACCACTAACAATATTACTACCATCAGTAATTTGGGTTGAACCACTAACTAATCCACTTGGAAGTGAAGTTAAGTAAGATGAAGTAGCCGAAGTTAATGAATCAACTTCAGATTGGATTGATGAAGTAAACTCATTTAATTTAGTTACATCAGTATGTTGAATATTATCTATTGTTGTTGCAATAGAAGATGAAAGTGATGATAATTCACTATCAGTTGCGAAAGTAGAATCTAATGAAGAACTAAAGTTTTCTAAATTAGTAATTCTTGTATCTGCAGAACTTGTGAATGAGTTAAGAGCAGAAATATCAGTAGAACCACCACTACCAAATCCACTTGCTGCTGCTGATGATGAAATATATTCATCTGTAATTATATTAGTAATTTGAGTAGAACCACTAACAGTACCACTTGGAATTTGAGTATGTTGAATTGCATCAATAGTTGATTGAATTGATGAACTAAAAGTAGTATATCCATCTGTTTGTGTAATATCAACTTGAGATGAACCACTAATTGTTCCTGCAGGTGCACCAGTTACATTAACTCTTACTGTTTGGGTTGGGTTTGACCCATAAACCATAATAGTGAATGGATTTACACCCGATGGGGTTGTTACTCCAGAAGTGGTGTAGAATGAAGCCTCAAATCCATTAACTGTTTTATTTTGAATTGAAACTAAACGACCATCATCATTAAGTTCAGCATCAGTTACAACAATATAGTTAGTATCAGGTTGAGGGGTTGAAAATGTAAAATCAAGTGTTCCATTTAAGAAGTTCCAATTTGCCCAACTAATATCTGTACCTGAACCATTAGAAGTTGTAGCTACTCTAGCAAATGCAAAAGGAGCAATAACAGAACCGGTTTCTATAATATCACCAATTCTTGAATCAAACGAAGCAGAATCTATATAATAAGAGGAAGTAAATGAGTTTAATAATGTAATATCAGTAGAACCCCCACCACCTGAACCGAAACCACTTCTAGCTGCTGATTCAGAAATATAAGAATCTGTGATTATATTAGTAATTTGAGTAGAACCACTAATTGTTCCTGCTGGTATAGATGAACTACTACCCGTTGGTATGGTTATAGTATTTCCACTTGATATTGTAAGTTGGTCACCGCTAATCGAAAGTGTTTGAGTATCTGAACCTGTTAAATCAGTTGCTCCTTCTAATGCAGTTACTCTTGTATCAATAGAAGATGTAAACGTTTCAATATTATCTAATCTACTTACAACAACCTGTTCAACTCCATCAACTCTCGTAGTTAAAGTAGATTCTAAATTAGAAATATCAGTTGCAACTGAAGAACTAAAATCAGTAAACGTTGAACCACTAATTACTCCACTTGGAATATCAGTATGAGAACCTGATGTAAATCCTAATGCAGTAATTTGAGCAGAACCACTAATTGTTCCTGCTGGTACAGAAGTTGATGAACTTGTTACAAATCCTAAATCAGAAATTTGTTGTGAACCACTAATTGTTCCTTGTGGTATTTCAGTAATATAAGATGAAGTTGCTGCCGATAATCCATCTACTTGAGTTTGTATTGAACTCGTAAATGTATTTAAGGAAGAAATATCAGTAGAACCACCACCAATACTACCACTTAATGCATATCTTGAATCTAAAGATGATGTTAATTGTGATGAGCCTGATATGATTCCCCTACCAGTTGTTTCGTATGAAGATGTTGATGCGATTAAAGAATCAACTTGTGATTGTATTGATGCAGTAAATTGATTTAATCCTAAGATAATGATATCATTAGAACCAGTATAAGCGTTTAGTTGAGCAACTGAAGATATTAATTCTGCGGAACCGGATACACCACCACCTCCACCACCAGTATTTGTAATTGTAATATTATCACCAACTTGGGTAATAACAATACCAGTACCTGCTATGAAGTTGGGAGTACCATCTATATCATCATAACGAACTCCATAAATAGGACCCGATGATGAGATAGCAGATGCTGTTATTTGTGAAAATACGGATTGTGAACCTGTTGCAATAATGGAACCAGAAACCGAAAGTTGTCCTTCGATTACCGAGGCGGTTACAATACCCTCTATCTGTTTACTTTGAATTAATGTTGCCATTCTTATCTACTCACTATTTTACCTTTAACCGAAAAATCAGTAACCACAATATCTTGTGGTCTTAATGTGATATTTTCAGTAAAATTAATTATTATATCTGTTCCATTATCCGTAACCGAGTATGTATCTGATGGTTTTTTTATACCTTGTAAATAAACATCTACATAATCCGAATTAATATCGACTTTTATATCTTCATACACAAACTTTTTATTAGAAAGAGTTAAACTAAACAAAGTACCACTCAAACTAATTGAATCTGGTATATGAGTAAAAATAGATGTATCACTTATTACTTCAAGAACCAAATTCTTAAATCTTTGTTTATCATCAAAAGGAGTTACAATATTTGGTTTAACTTTTGTCATACTAAATTTATATCTCCTTCTAACTTTATATCATCACTAGTTTCCAAATCATATGCTCCAAAAAAGTTAGCTTTTATGAATTTAATATGAAAATCCTTACCAACTTGTTCGGTTATATAATCTCTTTCTAAAATATACTGACCATTTATAAATATATCAAAACGTGCGTGTTCCTTACGAAAAGGTATTAAAAAAGAATCCAAATCCTTCATCTTACCATTTTCGAGTTTCCATATCCAATATAATGGATGATTCATATCATGTGGAACTAAACGATATTCATTTGGTTCATGTACTTGTTCTAATATTTTTTTTAAATCTTTAATAGCCATTATAATTCTATAAATTTACCAGTTACACCAAACTCATCTGTTGATTCAAGTATATAACCTAAATCGGTTGTGGTTGCTGATGAACCTGTTGAAAAATTAAATACAATTTCATTATCTACATAAGAACCATTGTATGTATATTTTGTAGGTGGAATATATACTCCATTTATATAAACTCTAAACCAATCGTTAGTATCAAATACACCATTTAATTCCGGTGGTAACTTTGGTAACTCTACATTTTCTAATTTTACTGTGTCTGCATCTATGAATGTTGCTTCTTTAGACCCACGAATAGACATAAAATCAATTATATCAGAATATTCATTATACATTTTTTGTTTTGAAATACTATTTGTAGAAGAACCCCCAAGACCAGTTAAATCTGTTTCAATACCCCAAACAACTTTCTTTGGTGAAAGCGATTTTTTGTGAGTTGAACGATTATCAAATTGTTCTGGTAGAAGGTATGCATTTACAACCATTGTGAATGAAGTTCTAACAATTCTTTGAGTTCCTTCACCAACTTCGGTAGTATTATCGAAAGAATCTATACGAGTTCTAAATTTGAATCCACTTTTATCTCCCCAATACTCATCTGTTGCATATTGAAATGCTTCTACTATCTGATTCATGTGTTCTGTAAAATCGGTCCATATCATTACCTCATAAGTAATTGATACATAGTCGGGCATTACTACATCATAAATCTCAACAGGTCTTTGAGTACCAGTCATTTGAGAAAATCTATCGTATTTATGTTTTTTTGAGAATTTAGAAACACTAGAATAAGAAACATGACGATTCATTGTATTTGCAAAGGAATCATCTCTTGCAATCGAGTTTCTTTTAAACATAATCAAAGGAATCTGTAACTGACCTTTCTTATCTCGTAGATATCCTTCTTTTTGTACCGAAGTCCATCTTTCTGGGTTACCATATAGTACAGGTATCTTTACCTTTTCTCTAAATACCTCAACAGTAGGCACAACAGTATCTATCATGTGTTCAGCTATTGCTAAATCAACATCATAGAGTTTTACACCCTTCCCTATTTCAATAGGTTCTCTCTTAATTTCTTCCCCACGATTGATGGGTACTTTTCTTAACGGGTCAACTGCCATTAGTAAATCCTATCCTCTATTTGTACTTGAGATTTTCTAACCATAACTGCTTGACAAATTAAAGTTGCTCTTGCATCTTCAAATGTAGAGTTTTCTTGGTCGTATATCTCAGGTTGTCCACCAACTAATGCGTTAGCGGTTATATGTCCTACTTCGTAATATGATTCATCAAATAATATAACATCACCAATCTCCGGATAACCAACTGTGGTGTTTTGGATTGCTTCGGTTGGTATTAAAGTTCCATTTATATCTCTAACTTTTGGTACTGAATAAGATGTATCTCTCAATCTCTGAATATTGAACCTAAATTCTACTGTCTGAGTTTTATCTGCTCCAAATCCTTCATAAACAATGTTTTGTGGTTCTCTATCCACAATACACATTAAAGTAGAAGGGGCTCTCCAAACTTTTCCCAACGATTCACCATATAAATTGGTTTTAGTTTCACCAACAGATACCTTGAATAGAACAACTGCTTGTTCTACCACATAATCCACTATCTCTTCGGAGATAGTTTTGATGAAATCCAAATCTTTTGCGTTGAAAAACTTCGGCATCGTTTTATCCTATATAAATGTTTAGAGGAACTTTCTGAATGATTTGTTGTTGTTGGTCAACCATTGCAGCTTCGTTCTCCATTCTTTGTTTTTTACTTACTTCATTGAGGTTTTCTCTCAATTGTTCTATTAAAGAATCTTTTTCTGTTTGTGCTTCTGCTCTTAAAGCTGCACCATCTAAAGAAACTTCTGAACCAGGAATTGGTACTGTATTGTACTTTTCTCTAATTGCACCTAACATCTCTTTTGCAAGTGCAAGTGTATATTTTCTAATCCATTGTTTACCAACATCGTTGATATTAGTGTATTCAGCGAAGTTATATCCAATGTTTGAGTAATCTGATACTACTCCATCCAATACAACAGTAGAATTTTCTCTAAAATCTTTTTTAACCATGTATTCAAACCATAAGTTATATGATTTTGTTGGTTTTGGAAAAATTTGTATTTTATTATTTACAATATTAAAAGTATGTGCAGATTTTCTGAATTGGTCATTAAATTCTATCTGTTGAATTCTTAAAGCATCCTCGTAAATTGGCATCAATATAAATTGTGCTGCTGGTGAGAATGAACCAAACCCAAACTCATCAATTAAGTTAAGTGTTCCTTGTCCACTTACTGAATAAGGGTCGAAGAATCTATTGATTGCAGGAGTTGCTTCGTAATATACTTTGGTTACATCAATTCTTTCACCACTTTCACTTACATCTGCCCAAAGAGTTTGTAAATCATATTCTTGAGAACCAGTTCCTACGGTAACATATCCTTTTTTAATATCAGTTCTACCACCAACGTTTGCAAGAGTACCATACCCTTCGTTGATTGTGATTACATTGTTTAATTCAGAACCATTTACTGATTGGTGAGTATAATTTGTACCTGTTGGTTTTCCTTCAAGAGAACCAAGGTTGTTTCGTATATTAAATTGATTTACTTGTGCAGAATACTCTGAAACTGCTTCTTCAAATACAGCAAAGAAATTATCTCCTTGTAGTTCTATATCAATAATTGGGTAACCCAATCTTTTAGCACACCAAGAAGCAACTTTAGGTGCGTCTGATTGAAAAGATGAATCACTATCATATATTCCAAATGGGGTTGATGAACCTGAAGTGAATGTTGTTGAACCTGTCCAAATTCTTGCTTGAGACATAAATTTCTCTCCTTTACTTATACAATTATACTACTATAAATATAAGTTAGTTAAAAAGGAGAGTGTGTAGAATAAAAAAAGGGGACCGAAGTCCCCTTTTTAAGAATTATGATAAACTAAAGATTATAGGTTAGCTAAATCTTTAACATAGATTTTACCATAGAATTCTGGTCTTACCATTTTCTTAGCGTAACGAGTCATAACTCCTCTTCTTGGAGTGAAGTTAGTTGGGTCGTACACTAAAGGTGTCATGATAAGTGGTACATATGGTGCATATACAGCTCCAGTTTCAAGGAAGTTGCTTCCTTTAAATCCTAACAAGATTTCGTTTGAAGTCATGTAAGGGTTTTTGTAAACTGTGTATCTGTTTGCAATAGAACCAACAGTAGTTACACCAGCTGCGAAAGATGAAGCATCTTTATCAGCAGAAACTGTAAATCCTGGGATTGATTCTAAGATAGTACATACATCAGGAGATGCAACTACGAAGTTAGCACCACCTCTAAGAGTCAATTGGTGAATCTTGTTAGAAACTTTGTTAAGTTTCGCACCAAGAGTTTGGAACCAAGAGTTCTTAGTGTAAGCAGCTGCTGAACTTGAGTTAGACCAAGTTCCTGCGATTGAATCATACTCTTCACCTAAAGTTACTGACCAGTACTCAGTTGTAAGAGCGTTAGCTTTTAACATATCAAGGATTTCAAGGTCAATCTCTAATGAGATGTACTCTGATAACATTGAAGTCAATTCAGCTTCTGCATCAATTGAGTGGTAAGCGTTAAGGTCTTGAGCAAGTTCAGGAGTCCATACTGCCTTTAATTTTCTTGTCTTAGCAACAATTGCTTCAGACTTCAATTCAAGGTCAACTTCTGGAATTCCGATATCAGTTGCTGGTTCAGATGGAGAAGCATCTTCAAAATCACCTCTTGTGATATCAGTTGGTTGTAGTGAATAATAGATAGTATCTATTGTACCTGGGTCAGCAGCACCATCAGCTTTAACGATGAAAGTAATGTTTGTTCCATCTTCTGAAGTATGTGCTGGATAGTAATCAGAAATATCTGAATCAGCAATTCTAAATGAACGTACTGCATCTCTATCTTCGTTTCCAGTTAAGTCAGAAAGTGCGATAGTAACTTTTGCTATTTCACCAGCTGCAATTGAAGCAGAAAGTGAAGAATCATAAGATACATCAGCCAATGAAGCAGAACCCCATGATACAGTTGATTTGCCAGTTACAGATGTTTCGTTTACTGTGTATCCGTAAGCACCGTCACCATAAAGACCGTTTTCAGCCGCTTGAGTTTGACCGAATCCAGCTGCTGGAGTAGCTCCACCAGTACCACCAAATAAAGAACCAGCAGCACCAGTAGATTTACCACCTGTTGCAGTTCCGTATTTGAAATCTAAATAAAATATAAGTCCTGAAGGTAAGTTCATCGGTTGTACCGAAACGAATTCTTTCGATGCAATTTCACCGAAGATTCTTCTTACTAAAGGAAGTGCAACACCTGACCACTCTTCTGAACCTGCAGAAGTACCAGTAGCTGTTGACTCATCAAGCAATTGTTTTGCTTGGTTTTCAAGTAGAACAGAAATTTGAGACTGTTCTCTCTCGTTTAAACCTTCTAGAAGTCCAGTTTGTTCCCATTTACCTCTAAGTTCTCTTGTCTCAGACAACATTACTTGTTGTGGGTTCTTTCCTTCCATAAGTTTAGATAAATCAAAATTTGCCATTTTTATCTCTCCTTAATAAATTTTGTTAATTAATATTAGCCAATTTCTTAAATCTTTCAGCCATCGTGTTAGTTGACTCAGTAATTACTTCCTTAGTAGGAGCAGTTGAAGCAACGGGCTTAGATGCGAATGATTCGTTGATTTTAGCAGTTTGTTTTTGTTTTTTCGTAGTTCCAGTAAACTTGAATGATTCAGCTAATGTACTGAATACCAATTTTACTTCTCTTACGTTACCAGTTCTGTCTAGTGTCTCAACAACTTTCATTTTTTGTTCGTTAGTTAAGTCATAAGAACGGAATAGTTTGTTAGTGTAAAGAAGTTTTGCGTTTAACAAATTAACTTCGTTGATAGTAGATTTAAGTTCTTTGATAGTAGACATTGCTTCTTCCAATTCTGCTTTAACCTCATCAAGTTCGTTAGTTTCTTCTACAACTTCTTCAGAAACTTCTTCTTCAGATTCTTCTTCCTCACCGTATCCCATTTCTCTTAGGATTTCGTTAAGGTCGATTTCTTCATCTAAATCTTCTTCAGATTCTTCACCAGCTTCTTCCTCAGCTTCTTCAGCTTCTTCTTCACCAGCTTCTTCTTCTTCTTCTTCGTGCATATCATCTTCATGACCTGCAACAGCGTCATCAGCGATATCAGCAACTTGTTCTTCTTCTTCATCATCGAGTTCTTCTTCAAGTTCTCTGATGATAGCTTCTAAATCAAGTTCATCTTCATCTGATTCTTCTTCTTCGTGATAAGTTTCTTCAACTTCATCACCTTCTTCTTCAGCCTCTTCGCTTACATCAGCTTCTTCTTCTTCCTCAGTTTCAGAAACAGTTACAGATAAAGCTTCATCAACTTCTTCCGATTCCGTTACTTCTTCTGATTCAGCAGTGATTTGCTCTTCACCTTCTGCAGTGTATTCACCTTCAGTTACTTCTTCAGATTCTTCAGAGATTTCTTCTTCGTTAACTTCTTCAGTAGATTCTTCAATCTCTTCTTCGTTAACTACTTCTTCAGAAACTTCTTCAGTTACTTCTTCCTCGTTTACATCTTCTACTTCTTCAGTTACTTCTTCTTCCATTTCTTGTTGAAGTTTCTGAGAAAGGATAGATTGTAATCTTGGAGTAAATGCTTCTTCAAGTGCAATCTTTGCATTAGCAATAGCAGTTTCTCTAACAGCTTTAGCATCAGCGATGGCTTCTTTTAACAAATTTGAATTTGCCATAATAAAGTTACCTTTCGTTATTATTCGTGAAAATATTAAGGGATTTTCAATGTATAAATTAAACTAATTGGTCGTTTCGGTCATCCTACATAGAATCGTGGATATTCATAAACCAATAAAATAGAACCCACATAGAGGTGGGTTATTATGTATATAAGTATATCAATTACATTTTTAAACCATAGTTTTCTATGGTTTTTTCTTGATTATTGTTATTTTTGGGTTTATTTGGTTTGGTTTTTTTCTTTTTTGTATAAAACCTTAGAGTATTATCACCATCAGCAATTTTACCAAGAATAGTTTCTTTCTGTTGTTCTCTAATTGCTTGTTGTTTTGCTTTCCTACGAATGGTTTTGGGTTTTGTATAAGTTTTTCTATCTCGTAGTTCAAGAAGATGTCCACTATCGTTAACTCTTCTTTTGTATTTTTTAAGTGCTCTGTTGATATCTCCTTTTATTACTTTGACCGATACCAATGTTTTGTTTTTTGCCATTCTCCTTTATTTAGTGTAACTATAAATATATATAAATTTATTTTTAAGAACCTTTACCAGTTCCTGATTTTCTTCCTTTAGTATGTGTTGAAACGTTTATTGGTTTTTTACCTTGACCTGGTGAATTTACTCCACCTCTTCCTGCCTTGTTTTGTGCTGCTCTTTTTCTACGAGTTGCAGATTCTTTTTCTTTCTTACTCATAGTTTTTGCTTTTGCAGCTGGAACACATTTAGCGTATCCACTCTTTGAACCACTTGTTCCACAAGGTGGATGCTTTCCACCAACTTTTTTACCAATGTTTACCCATTTAGATTTAAACCAATTTTTTAAATCTTCGTTAACAATGTTTCCACAATGGATACATCTGTTTTCTTCGATAATTTCTGTAAATAGTTCTTGGAGTTTCATTATTTACTCAATAAGAAAAGAGCCTCTTGTGCATCTTGTGGATTTTTAATCTTTGGGTCTTTGTACATATCAACACCATAACCACGAAGTGCATTAGAGATAAATAACATAGTTTTAGGATGTCCTACTTTATCTTCCATTTGTTGTAACAAATCGTAGAAACGTTTTTCATTCCCATTATTCATTTTCTCTGCTTGTTTATACTCATCTTTGTGTTTCTTGATGTATGAAGCTTTAGAGTCTTTGTAACCAAATTTAGCTTCGTTTACTGATTCACCAAAAAGTTTGATTGTAAGTTTTGCGTTTGGATTACCAGGTTTACCAGCTAATCCATTAGCGAAGTTAATTCTACCTTGTAGGTTTGCTGATTTTAATGCTTTAAATAATTTCTTACTATTGATTCTATTTTTATCAATGAAATCTTGAACCGCAGAACCACGAGTACCAGTTAATGCTGCAATACCCATTGCTTCTTTACTTGCTGATTCGTTTACATCAACACCTTTTACATTCTTCATTGATTGTTTATCAAGAATCATTGTGTTGTGATTATTTCCTAAACTCTTAGCAAATTTTTCAGCATCTTTTCTATCTTTATATCCAGCTGCTGCAGGTTTACCAAAGACACCTTTCTTTTGGTAAAGAACATAGAACATATTAGAATTTCTATCTTCGTTTACTGATTCATTTTGTTTGTAATCTTTAGATAATTTTATAGATACTTTACTTGAAAGTGGCCCATCTTCTTTATAATCAATAGATACTTGTTTAATAGATTTATCACTATATCTATTTACTTTAATTTTTGATTGCAATGCCTTTACAACATCTTTTGTAGATTTTTTGTAATGTTTTGCTGCTTTTCTAACTTCAGAGTTTTTTTCTAACTCTTTATTAAAGTCAGCAAGAGCAGTATCATATTTAACTTCGTTTACTGATTCATTTGTTAGTTTATATCCTTGTTTTACAAGTGAACCAACAAAATCACTTAAATCTTTTTTGTTTTTGAAGATTTTCATATCAAAGAAATCACTACCATCTTTGTGTTTCTTTTTTCCATCGTGGTAAGAGATAGTGTATTTTGCTTTACCAATACCATCTTGTCTTTTGAATCTTTTTTTACCTTCTCTCATATTACCATCGTAGTTCATTGCCCAATCATCAAATCCATCTAACATCTTTGAAATCTGTCTTTCATCAGGTGAACCATATGGATTGTAATCAAACTTATCTTTCATTTGAGAAAGTTCTTTTTGTCCAAAGTTTTCGTATCCACCTTTTTGTTTCCACTTTCTCATTAGTCCTTTTTTAACTTTTGAAATTGCTGAACGAACTTGTGATGGTTTCATTGCTTCGTTTACTGATTCATCCATTACATCATACATCCTGCTATTTCTACCAACTGATACGAGAGATAAACCTTTGTGTTTCTTACTCAATTTAGCAAATTCTTTTTTTGCCTTGTTGATATCACCATCACCTGGTCCTCTACCACCATCTTTCCAATAAATTTTACCGTAATCTTGTTTTCTTTTATCAAACTTATCTACTATTACTAATATTTCGTTTATTGATAATACATCAACAGATTCTTTAATTCCTCTTTTGGTAACGTTATTAATCCAACCATTTTGGATAAACCAATCCATAGTGTCCTCGAAACTTCTTTTTTGTTTCTTAGCCCACATATTGAAATCAACTTTCTTATTGAATTGTTTTTGGTTCTTTACGATTGCTTTGATTACTCGTTCTTTGTTGGTATCACCTTTGGATACATCTTTGAAAGAAAGTTTCTTCCAAGTTTTGTAATCTACAAATTCAACAGCATCATCGGTTTTGTAATAACCGAAGAACAGTTTACCTTTACCATCTGAAAAAATTGTTTTACCTACTACTGATGCCATTGTTCTCTCCTTAACAGTTTTTCCAACCACCTCCAGCTGATTTGTATTGTTTTGCAGCCCAACCATTAGCGTATGCAGATGGATAAACATCGAATTTCTTTTTAGCTTGTCCTTTGTAGTAAGACCATTTAGAAGCATCAGTTGGACAAGATTTTTCACTCATCAATACTTTTTCAACCTTTAAACCAAACTCATAAAGTTTAACTTCTTCTTCGTTTAAATCAGATACTTCTTTTAAAGTAGTTACAATGTTTCCACTTTCTGTTCTTTTAGAAATCATTACTGGTTGCTCTGTGATTGTTTCTTCGTTTACTGATTTGTTACCACCACAGCCACATCCACATCCACAACCACCATCTTTAGATTCTTTGATACCTAATCTTTGTTTCATTTGGTCCTCTGTGATTTCACCAAACTTATAGTATCTTGAAAGGATATGTCCCATATCTTCGTACAATCCTGCCATTCTTTGGTCAAGTGCACGAGCCTCAAGAGCAACTTTATCGAATTGTTTACCCAACTTATCCAATTCACTCATGTTTCTCTTAACTGTGTGTTTATCGAACCAATCTCCTGCTTCTTTGATTGCAAGTGTTCTAGCAGCTTCAGTAATACCACCAAGGGTTTCTGCTACTTTGATAATATCAGATTTTCTATCCATCGATTCTTGGTACTTGTTGTAAGTAGAAACGATTTCAAGGAAGTGTCTCTTTACCTCAGTAGATAAAGGTCTTTCTTCATTTTCTTTTATGAGTTGGGTTAATTTCATTTCTATTCTCCTTTTAGTATAGTGGTTTTAGTGGTTTTCCATATTTACCATAAAACCATTTCTTTTTAGCAGTATTATAAAGATAAATCCAATCGGCTCCACCTTTTTCATCTGCTTGTTGCATATAATCACTAATATTATTTACTCTTCCATTTGCAACAAATCCCCCACTTCCATAGTATCTATCTACTTCTTTGTCTTTGTAAATACCAGTAGCACCACCTTTTTTGATATAATTTTTTACATCTTTATCAGATTTAAAATGGTGTTTAATTGCAGGTTTCATGTTTTCAGGATAACCATCGTAATGAGTATAAACAGAAGTAATCTTTCCATTTGGTTCAATAATACCAACATGAGAATGAGTTCCTTCTTGAATAAGTGATTTTAATTTTATCATTTTAATTTACCTCTGGTAATAAGTTTCCTATTTTTAATCTTCCTTCGTTACGAGATGAATTTGCATCTTTGAAAGATTTTAATATTGTGTTTGCTAATTTATGTGAACCATTCATTTTCAAATCGAATACCAAACCTTCAATTGCAGTAGCACCAGCCCATCCAGCTTCTTGAGATGATTTAACTCCTAATTCATATGCATCTTCATCAACATCATCTGCATATTGAGAATAGTACTTATCTCTAATTGCTTTTATTTTTTCATCATAATCTTTATCATCAAAGGATGGATATTCTGGCTTCTCTCTTAACTCTGGTTTACCTTCTAAATCTGCAATCAACCATCTTGCTTCAGTATGGAAGTTAGCATCAGTTAGGGCTTCATATGCTGCTTGAGCCATTTTCTTTTCGTATTCTTCTTTACCTAATTTTCCTGGAGTAATTCCAGCTTTCTGAGCTGCTTTACGAACTGCCTTATTAACATTAGGGTCTGCTTGACCAGTTCCTGCTACTGAATTAGGAGTTGATATGTCATCACCACCATCTTTCTTAGGTTCTTCTTTATCTTTTTTAGGTTTATCGAAGATATTCACTTTAGGCTTATCTTTTCCGGCAGAGGAATCACCTCCCTTCGCTGCCGCTGCGTGTGATGAAATAGGTGTGAATTTACCATTATCATCTTTTTGATAGGTTACTGCTTGAGGGTCTTTTTCTTTACCCTTTTCTTTATATTTACCATATCCAATGTGGGTATATTCTACCTCATTGATTGGTTTTAACGTTACTAATCCACCTAATTTAATCATAATCCTATCCTATTTAAAATTACTTTTTTGAACCACCAAGTGTGGAAGGGGAATGAGATGCCTGATATCCCTTATGTGTCTTACTTCCACCAATAGATGAATCTGTATGTGTTGTGTTATTTCCTTGATGTGTCTTTGAACCACCTAATGTTAAATCTGACATATTTACTCCTATTTATATGTTTTTGTTTCAGTTTTGTGTGTGTAAAGGTCTAACTTCCCATCTTCAGTTAGTTTTACATCATAATTCGTTTTACGAATATCATTGTAACCTTTATAGGGATTATCACCAACTTCTTTGGTAACAGTTCCTAACTTAATTTTATTTTTAGACATATAGTCTTGTATTGAAAATGCCATAATTAACTTAATTCAGTTATAATTTCTCTCATCATATCTTGTGCTTTACAATAATCGCCACAAACAACTTGTTCTTTTAATTGTTTATTAATCGATTCGTTCATTGGTGTCATGAAAGCACCATGAGTTGATGGGTTAGATACAAAATCCCAACCTATTAACTCAAAATCTTCTCCTACTTGTACTTTACCACCTGATAGTGGTTCTACTGAACCCATACCACGAGATGATATACCTAATAGGATACCTGCTTTTAATAATTCTTTTAAGATGTTTCCACTTGGTGTAGGTAATATCTCTACTGTACCAACTAAATCATCACCATCCCAATGAATCTCTCTTACATTGTGAGATACGTTCTTTAGGTTGATGACTGAAGAATCAGGATGGTCTAATTCACCAAGAGCACGTCTTTCTTTGATAAGAGTTTCGTACTTTTGAGCTTCTCTTTCAAGAATATCCTTTGGATAGATTCTCCCATTTTGATTTTCTGCACCAGCTCTTTGTAAAATACCCTTAACAATAGTTCTTCCACTACTATCTTCGTTTACTCTACCTTCGAATAATCTGGTTTCTATTAGTAAGTTACTCATTATGCTCCCCACATTTTACGTTTCTTAAACAAATCAAAGAAAATTGCAGATACCTCTTGACGTATCAATTCACGAATGAGTTTTTCATCTTCATTCGTGATTTCCTCGTTAATCTTGCCTTTTTTAACATTAACGATTTCTTCATTGATAATATCATACAATTGTCTTTTTGTCATTTATTTTTTTTCTTTTTTCTCAATTGCCTTTTGAAGTGCTGGTGGTAGTTTTTTCTGAGCATCTGTTAATTCAGATACTTGTTCATCTGCAGAACCAAATGTAGGTCCTTCGTGCCCTCTACCAAATCTTTCGTTCTTTTCTCCTCTACCTTTCCAAGTAGCATCGATTTTATTAAAGAATGCCTTCTTTTCTTCATCAGACATTTGTGGAATTGATTTTCCAGCTTTTTCTAATGCTTTTTTGAAGAATGCTTGATATTCGGTTTCTTCAACCATCACTTCTCTAACGATTTCTTTTAATCTATCTCTTGATATTTTCATTTTTCGATTTCCTTTATAGTTTTGGCGATGTTGATTAACCTCTCCTTTATCTTATAAATATGATTATTTGTTCTTTTCCAATAGTTCTGAGAGTCCAACTCGTTCATGGTTTTGATTTTATTGTACCAAGAGAAAAACTTCTCTACTTCTCGTAATTGGTATTTTAATTCTTTTAAACCCATTGCCATCTTCTTGTGAGGATGCATGGTTTCATCGTTTTTTAATTCTAACCAACGATTTACTGGTCTTTTTACTTTAGCTTCATTGATACCTTCGTAAAAGATTCTACCATTTCTATGGTCACCTGTAATTTTGGTAGTTAGTTGTTGAACTTTATCAGTATGTAGTTCCCATTTACTATCATCTGGTATTTGGATTTCAAATCCACCAGGTGCAGATGAGTTTAAAGAAATTTTAATTCTTGGGTTTATTTTCTTAATACCTGCTTCAAGTTTTTTAAAGTTAGAAGAAGAGATTTTTGTTATTGCTTCGTTGATTCCATCTTCATCGATTTTACCAACAATTTTCATTCCAAATTGAGTTGAGATTTTTTTCTTTCTTTTTTTATCTTTAGAACCACCATTAGAAAAAGCACCAGGCACATTATACCCAGCAATATTGCCTGTTGCATTTGTTTCATCTAATTCTTGTTCAATTTCTTGAATTAGTTCATCGATAAGTTCATTAAGATATCTTTCCATTGACACTTTTTATCTCCTTTACTAATTCATAAGACATCATTAAAGCTGAAACTTGTTCATCAGTAATTTTTTTACCGAGTTTTTGTTTTTTCAAAACATTAATAGTTTCACGCAATTTAATTTTTGTAATCTTATCCTTCATTCCTTTATACAAATCGTGTAATTCTGTGATTGTACTAATCAATTCTTTCTCAAAGTACTCACCGAATTTCGATGTATTAGTAATGTTGTTAATATACTCTCTTAATAATGATTTTTGTGAATCATTTAAATTAGTATATTTGTTGTTGAAAGTTTCTACAAGAATTTTGTAAGTGAGTAATCTTAAATCTTTTTCTTGTTTTTTGTAATCTTCAACAAGTTTATCCTCTTTTTGTTTAAGAGATGGAGTTGAGTTGGAAATATGTTCAACGATAGTAAGTTTAGAATCAAATATATCTTTTACATCAAGAATATCGTTCTTTTTACCTTCGAATAATTTATGAATAGAAGCAAGTATTTTATAATTGGTAACAGGTGAAGATAAAAGATTATCAATCTCAAAAGTTTCTTTAATTGATTTAACAAGATTGAATTTTTCTCTTTTAAGTTTTGAGTAATTGATTTTAGTGTGTGCTTCTAATATAGCATCAATAAATTTTTCAGCTTTGGTTTCTGAGTTATATTTTTCGTTAATTAATAGATTAAACAAACGAAGTTCTTTGGCAAGTTCAGTTTTTCCACCAAAGAATTCTCTTACGATTTCTTTAGCTTTTTCGTCACCACCATTCAAGACTTCGAGTGTAATCTGACGGGTTAGTATTTCAAACAGAAAACCCGTATTTTTAAATTTTGAATGTCTAATTTTTCTCATTTTAATAATTTCCAATTACAAATATATAAAATTACTCTATTATAAATATAAATTTATAAAAGTTAAGGTAATTTAGTCGTTATCAAGAATGTTAGACTCATCTAACATATCTTTCATTTCATGTAAATATTTACGTTTTGCCGCTATACCATTAATAATTTTTATAGCCTTTTCTTCAGAAGTTCTACTTCTTTTAGAAGTTCTTTCTTTATCACCTAAAGGGTCTCTACCATATGGGTGTTTATCTTTACCATATGTATTTCCTTCTCTTGGTCTACCACCCTTATCTTTGATTTCTTGTTTTAGTGACTCTAAAGATTCTTCAATATCATCTACATCATCTTCATCATCCATTGCAGGGTCGTTACCTTCATCTTCAATCATACGATATCTGTATCTATCTTTAATATCATCAAGGATTTTAGTTCTTTCTTCATCTTGTTCACCTTCAGCAACTTTAAAGATGTTTTCATATACCCAATCTTTAGATAACATATTTAAACCAACAATATCTTGTGCCAATCTAACTTTTTCTGACCAAAGGTTTACTCTTTCTTGTTCGTAAATCGTAGATGGGTTTACAAGTTTTAATTCAAAGTTTGTCATTTCTGCATCTTGAATACCTTGTGCGTATAAGTGAACAATAGCGATTTTAGATAACTCCGATATAAGTGTTCTTTGGATTCTTTCGATTGTTCTTGCAAATCTCACATCTTCTGCAGCAAGAGTTGCTTTACCATTTACATTTTCTTCATATCCTAAATATGCTTTTGGAATTTTAAGAGCTGCAAACATTTTGTTCTTTAAGTAATCAATATCTTCGATTGTTGCGTACTCCAAACCTGCGAGATTATCAATAGATGTACCACTATCACCACCACGAACAGGAAGATAGAAATCTTCTGTTAGGTTTTGCATATTGTACTTTAAGTTATAATCACCAGTATTTCTATCGATGAAAGGAACTTTCTTCATCTTGTTGATGATTCTTTGCATATAGTTATCCACTTCTGTTGGTGGGATATTACCAATATCAATTTTGAAAACTCTTTTTTCTGGTGCTCTCATGATTCTATGAATTAACATAGCATCTTCCATTAGAGATAATTGTTTCCACAATCTTCTTCCATTCTCAATCATGGATTTACCATAAGGTAACCAGTTAGTATCCGCTAACAATCTAAAGTGAGCGATTTCAAAGTTTTCATATTCTTCTTTACCATTCGGGTCCTCAGTAATTTTAAACTTTACTGAATTTGGATTTGATGGGTCTGTTCTTTCTAATCTTTCTGTATTGTAAACAGAATGTGGAGTAACGTTTACGATACCTTTACCTTCTGCAACTTCTAAACCTAAGAAGAAATCTCCATACTTTACCAAGTTTCTTGTCCAAGGCCATAGGTTGAACTCTACATTAAGAATATCGTAGAATAAGTTGTTAAGAATTTCTTGAACTTTTGGATTATCTGACTGAATTAACATCACATCTCCAAATTCATTCTTTAATGTACATTCATCTGCGTAGATATCAAGTGCAGAAGCAAGGATAGGGTCATTATCCATTGCATCGTAATCACGAAAAACTTCTCTACGAACTTGTTGGTATGCCATTGATTGAGCACCACCTGCTTGTTCATAGAAAGATTTTTGTAATTTGGTGTATCTATCTCTAAGTGATGACAAGTTAGTTTGTTGTCTTTCATCACCATCAAAGACGTTACGTTTTCCATCCTTATCGATAGTAACTACCGCTTGAGAACGAAAAAGTTTTGTTAATCTCCCAAAAAATGAAGTATCTGCCATTTTCTATTGTTTTTTAATTTATAACCTTTATTAATTTTGTTTTTACCATGCTCTACAAGACCAATATCTTGCTTTGTGTCTTGGACCTGGATTATCACAGTTGTGTCTTGCTCTGAATGCCTTTCTTCTTTCAGGGTCGGACTTTTTGATTTTCATTGTTTTCTCTCCTTGCTTTTTTGCAGAAGTTCCACCATGTCCAAAATTTACTTTTACAACGTTTCCTTGGGGATTTTTAACATATACTTTGAATTTCTTGACATCACCTCTCATTGGTTTACCAAGTTTTACTGTTCTACCTTGATACTCTGCCTCATTCATATCATCTTTGTATTCTTTCATAAATTCACAGAATTCTTTAATATCGTGATAATTTTCTACGATATATTCTTCTGTGTGTATTTCTTCGTTAAGTAATTCTTGTAATGATATCATATTTATTCTCCTAATGTATAAATATAGAGTTATTTAATTAACCAAGTTAAATCTTCATTTCTATCACCAACTCTCATATTCCAAGGATTTTCTTCTAATGCTGAATTACCACCAAATCCCATTCCTGCAACATCTAATGAGTGTGCTCCAATACCACCCAATGCTTGTTTAGTTAAATCAACTCCCTCTTGTCTTAATCTGAGTGCAGTATCCCTTACCCATAGTGAAATTGCTAAAGACATCGTTAAATCATCGTTATATCCTCTCATTGCCTCTGCACGATTACCATTCCATATAAATGTAAATAACTCATCTATGGTTCTTGAAGAACGAATGGTAATTTCTTTTTCTCTAACATACTGTTCCAACTTTGAGATAATTAGGGGTCGTGTTTTAGAAGTTGTAGAGAAACCTGCTGTCATGTTTCTTTCTTCTCTATTGTATTTGTTATGTAACTGATTTTCTACATCTACATACTTTAAATCTTTACTCATATAGAAAAGATTTCCATACCCTCTATCAATTACTTGTTGGATTACTGCCCAACCAATATTCGCGTTTTCAATTACAAGTAGAGCGTTGTTGTAATCAGTAGCAAGAGATACAAGGAAGTTTCCAAAATCTTTTGTATCTAACTTACCTTTATATTCAGCAACTTGTGAGGATTCTTCTATATCGATTACATGACATGCCGAGAAATCGGCAGAATCTCCACGAGCAACATCGGCAACGACCATATAAGATTT